CCGCTGATAATTCGCTTCACGATGTTCTCACCAAAGTGAAGCATATCATCGAGCACGCCGTCAGCGAGCGAGAGAATTTTGCCAGGAAGTGCTGTGAAGAAGTCCCAAATTGCTTTTGCGCCAGCGACAATGCCTTTGCCCATATCCTTGACAGACGTTTCGCCAAAGTTGAGAAGCATGCTCCCAAGTTTGCTAATTGAACCGAGTATCTTCGACGGCATACCAGTGAAGAAGCTGATGATGTCGTGAACGCCTTTCGAAATGCCAGATGCGACCGTGTCAAAGACTGAAAGAACTGTATGCCAAATCGTCGTCCAGTGAGTGACGAGTTCTTTGACTGCAATGATGATAAGGCCAATGGGTCCGAGAACGACGAGTATGCCGATACCCAACGTATGAAAGATGTCTTTACCGACGCTAAGGAGCGTATCCCATGCTGCTTTGAGAAAGCCCCAGAAGTCATTCCATGCCGTCTTCAATGCATCCCATACTGCTGTTGCGACATCTTTAATCGCGCCCCAAACCGTCTTCCAGTGCTTCACCAGCTCATAGATGGCGATCGCAAGAAGTGCGATGGCAGCAACGATTGCGAGAACTGGAGCGCCAGCGGCATCAATTTCTGGAGCAGCGGCAAGCGATGCATCGCCGAGTGCTTCTGTTGCAGCGGCGCCCTCTCCTTGTGCGACAGCAAGACCTTCAGTTGAGCCAGCCAAGGCATCCTGTGTTCCGGCAGCTTCTTCGTTTGCCGCCTTCAGACCGGTCATCTTCGTGATTATGTCCTTGATGCCAGAGACGAGTTTTCCTCCGGCAGTCCATGCCTTCTGAACATCTTTTCCAAAGTTAACGAACGTGTTGCTCACGACGCTCATCACTTTGTGCGTCGCCCAAAGTACGGTAATAAGACCAGTGATTCCGCCAACGACAACCAGAATTTCGGCTGTAAGCTTCTTGTTCTTCTGAATCCAGTCAGCAATCGGTGTGACGATCTTGACGAACTCTTTCATGACTTTTTCGAGAATAGGCAGGAATGCTTGGCCGAGTTCGATGCGGACCATCTCGATTGCATGGTCGACTTTCTTCATGTCGGCTTCATAGTTATTCTGCGCTCGCCGTGATGCTTCTGTCATTGCTCGTTGATCGTTGATCGCCTTTGCTGCTTTTTCGTAACCAACTCCACCGGCGAGAATAGTCGGGAGAAGTGCTTTGGCTTGAGTGCCAAACAGAATCGTAGCAGCAGTCAGTTCTTTCGACTTGTTATGCATATCATTAAGCTTCGGACCAACCTTCGCGAGCACGCCAGCCAAACCAATGAAGTTGCCCTTACTGTTGAAGACACTTACTCCGAGATGCGACAACTCCTCTTGAACAGGCGAGAGTTTCAGCGCGTTGATTGTGCCGATGCTTGACTTTGCTTGAGTAGCAAGACCCTCGAACGACTTCAAATAACTCGCCATGACGGTGCCATGAAGTTCACCTTTGCCAAAATTCTTCATTTGTTGGTCAAATGCGGAAACTTTCTCTTTGCCGTCAAGAAGTGCTTTACCGTACTGCTGCAAATCTGGCGGAAGCTTCTTCAGCGCTGCGTCCATCTCACTCATCGTCGGCACTGTCAAGTGGCTCGTCTTCAAAAGCGTGTTCAGCGAACTGCTCAAGGCTTGAGATGCTCGGCGAGCATTCATACCGTGATCTGTCAAGTCAAGCATGAACGAGGCAGTTTGCTCAATGTTCGGAGCAAGAATGCCCAACTGACCCTTCAAACGAGTGATTTGCTGGGTTACCATATTCATGTTTTGGCCAGTGAGTCGACCTTCGTTGTAGAGCGCGGTTTCGCCAGCGGCTGCTTGCTTCAAACTGATGTGGTACTGCTGCATGATCTTTGCGAGGTTTGATGTGATAGTCGAGAGCGGTTGCCCAGATGCAGCAGCCGCTTGCATTGCGACATTCATGAACGCAACTGATTGCTTTACCGTCAAAGCATGACCAGCAACTTGGGTGAGTTGGCCGGCTACTTTTCCGAACGACTGCGTGATGTCACTCGCCGTGAATATTGATTTTGTCGACATGTCAAGAAATGCTTGACCAATGTTATTTGCAGCCTTCATTGAGATGTTTGCGCTATTCGCAACCGTGATGATGTCATCATTGAATTTAGAAGCAGCTTTAGCTGATTCATACGCAATTCCAATGATTCCGGCAGTGGCCACAGCGGCTGCGGGACCGATCTTGTCTAACTTAGTTCCTGCCGCTGCAAGAAAACCGGCGGACTCATCAGTTGACTTGTTCGCAAGATCTTGCGCCGCCATATTCTTTTCAGTCGCATCTCGAGCATCATGTTGCGCTTTTGTCGCTACAACAAGTGCACCCTCGTACTCTTTTGTTGCGGCTGCTTGGCGATCGAGTGCAGTGGCGTCGACATCACTCATATCCGACGCCGCGAGTGTCGCGTCTCTAAACTCTTTCTCTGCGATTGTTAGACGTTCAGTTGCTCCAGCGAGTTCAGTCATTCTTGCTTGGAGAATGCCAGCGGTTGTCTCTGGATCGCTCATGGCTGTCGTCATAAGGTCACCAGCCTCAGATGCGGTGCCTCCCATGTCCTTAAACAGGCCAGTTACACGTTCGACCTCATCAGAAATTCTCTGGCAAACGCCAACAACATTTTCCCGGGCTTCGATACCCATAAGAAGAGTAAGGTCTTGAAGTGCCATTATTTCTTCCGCGCCGCCTCAGCAGCATGCTTCTTCTGTTGATAGATTCGTTCTTTCGCGATCAGATCAGCAATTGTGACGTAGTCAAGAACCTCTGTGAAAGGCCTAGATTTGAGAGTCTCAAAGTTTAAGCCGACGTGCTCGTAGAGAGCGCTCTCAATCAGAAACTTCTGGAGCGACGGGTACTTCTCCAGTTGAACTTTCGTCCCCCGGAGACTCTGTTGAACCGTCATCACGAAACTGGAGCTCATCACCACTTGAGCGCGCCGAAGACGCTTTATTGACTCGGTTGTACAAGTCGATGAAAATCGATTGTGGGATTCGACGGATTGAATCATGCTTGGCCTTTTCTGGTTCGAGCGGAAGCAAGTCGCCGTCCTCGTCGGTCAAGTTCCAGTCAACAACCGCACGGAACACGAGTTCATGCTGATATGAAATTGTGTCTGGCGTCGCTGAAAGGTCGCCGCCTTTCATTGCCATCTTGCCGAAAAGAACTCGCTGAGCATGCTCGTAGTCATCCGCGGTAAGTGATGTTTTGATGTCAATCCAAAAAGCACCGTCATCCGTGACCTCAATGCGGTCAGGCGTGTTAAATAGTGCTAAGAAACCTTTTCCTGCCATGATTCTTCCTCTGTCTTTATATCGTTTGCGTCCTAGTAAGCAGTTGCAATTGCGTTGATGACGAGGACCGAAATCGAGTGAGGCGGAGATGCAGTCAAGTCGTACACCGCTTCAAAGTCCAGTGTCGACATAATGATACTGTCCATCTTCACGTCATCGGCGTACTTCGTCAGGAAAATCTTTGGCAATGTGACGGTCAACTCAGCACCAGTATCAGCATGCGTCCAATCTGCGACAAGAGCACCGTACGTACCGTCAATCATCTTGGTGTAGTAGCCCCAGTCGGTATCATCCAAACTGTCAAAGACCACGGTCAACGAACCAGTGATGTGCCTTGTGAGAGGCGACAGAAATTCAAGGTCATGCGACTGGTTGAACGTATACGTCGGCTTCAAACCGTTATCGATGTCGATGTTGATTGCAGTGACTTGCGCCGTGAGGTTGCCGAATAACGTAATCGAGGCCTCAGCAAAAACGAATGGATTCTCGTTGACGATTGTAATTGGCGAAGAAGGAGTATCGAGGACGTTGGCATCCTTGCCGATGAACGAAGCAGTGAACTCAGTTTCCGTGTCGCCAGTCGTTGCCTTGATGCTGTACTTACCGACTCGTGTTCCAGTGAACTGGAGCGACTGGTAACCACCGAGGTTTTTCTCAACCGTCAGCGAATTGAGAACGTTCGCTGGACTGAACGTGTGGTGGTAATGCGGACTCGTTCCAGTGACAACATCTGTGCCGATAGCCGCGGCCAAGATTTCCAGACCATTGGTTGGAAAGAACGGAGCACTGACGTCGCCTGCGTTCTTAAACTCACCGCGAAGGGAGAAGACATTGACGTCTCGAACACCCATGATGATTTGAGGAAAGAAGACACCAGGATCCCTTTCCAGGGTGACATCGGTGAACGGGACAAATGATGTAGGAACGACTGGAGTGCCAAACGTGGCCTCCGTTGCTACACCTACTGCAGATAGCGAACCGTACTGTTCAACGATGGTTGTGGGCAGAAACCTCTCTTAGTTACGTTGTTGGAGATTCGACGGTTGCATCCGCAGAATCCTCGTTGGTTGACTTTGAAGCGTTGTCCTCTGGTGAAGTGTTGGCAGGAGGCGGCGTAGTTGCTTCTTCTTTTTGCGGCGCCTTGGTTTTGACCGAGGTTCCATCAACTGTTTCGTACTCATTTGGAAAAGCATTGAGAAGACGTGCTGCTGTTGCATCGTCAATTTCAAAGACTTTTCCGTTCGTGAGTGCCGCAACATCAATCAGTGTCTTATCGACACTCCCTATGTAGCGAAGTTGAGCCATGTGTAGATATTACCTCATTAGGTTGTGATGATTGTGATTGAACTTTTGAAAGCTTCCATAATCACTGGTTCCAATTTTGCCGCGACTCGCTTATTGAAATCATTCCCTCGAGTCGAGCCGCGAATGACAGAACTAGCAAAAACGTAATCGCCGACTCCATTCTTCCAGCGCAATGCTAAAGTATTCTGCGGTTCGATGTTCGCGCCTCCTGCTGTTGGTTCGAGAACATACTTTGCGTACGGGGCTGTAGAGACGAAATTGAGACTGAACAATCCACCAAGGGACATCACTCGAAATCCAATTGAGTGCTTGAACCGTCCAGCGTCAGGTTTTGTGCTGCTAACTGGCGCTGCTCGCTTCAGTTCGAGTAGCGCAATCGGAATGATTTTTGCGGCAGCGCGTCGTTGAGTAACTTGCCACTCGAACCGTATACGTTCGACCCCCTCGACACGAGTATTGAACGTGTCGCCGACATTCGCCATTATGGTGTCGACGATTCTTCGATTTGAAATTCAAGAAGACATTCGTAAAGAAAAAGTCGTTGGTCTTGAAGCGCATGGACAGGCGACTGATTGACGGTGAACTTCTCACCGATAGCCACTTGCTGAATTTTTCTACCAGTCTGCGGATCAATCACAGTCACTGGCATCTCTGCGGTCACCCATGCTTCGATGACAGCATCAATAAGACAAGCAAATGCTTGGTCGCGGTCTTTACTCGTCGCGCTTCCTGGTGACATCAACCATGTGGACACTGTCCATATCGTCTTGCGGAATCCTGGGCCTCGTGAAGCAGTCCGCCGTTGGTTATCACCGATAGTCGCCCAAATGTACGCTGCTGGCCCTTTGAGTTCACCTGGATTCGGCGGAGAGATGTAGACTACTAGCGGCGATTTGTTCAACGGTGCTTCAAGTCCGTCAATAAGACTTTGTGCCTTCAGTTGGACAGTATTGACTCCCACTAGATGACTCGACGGTACGGCATCAAAATGTCTTTGATGTCTTTGAGAATTCCTGTACCAGGGTCACCAGTGTTTTGCGTCGAACCAGGTTGATTCTGAACGGTCGTCGCTGTAGCTCCACGAACAAGTGCTTGCATCGAGCAATGGAGAATTGCTGCCTGCTGAATTGAAGCGGGGAGAGCAGAGATGACAATTGGCTGAGATGCATTTCCATTGTGCGGATAGACAGTTCCTGGAGAAGCGAGTGTCGCAGTTCCAGGCCCAGATGTTTCACTCACTGCGGTGACAGCAACGAATTCAGTTGCGTTGCCGTCATAAATCCACATGCCTCGACCAGCGTCAGCAGACGTCATGCCAGTGCAGTCATCGACAAGTAACGACGTCGCTCCGATGTCAACCGAGTTGACGATACCAGCATGACTCCAACCGTTGACGTACGTGAGTTGAAGTCGAATGCCGCGACGCCCATTGAACCACGAAATGTAACCAGGAGTGATGTCAATTGCGGCAGAACCAGCCGCGGACTCGATTGAGATGCCACCAGAGATTGTCAGTCCCTCTTCTATGTACATTGCATTGAGAGGAATAGGCGACCAAGTCGGCCCAGCAGAGAGTGACGAAGTGTACTGCGCTCCGATGATTTGCGTGACTGGCCACCGCGAGACAAGTACTCGAACGAGACCGTTATTGTCGATTGTCACTCGATAGTTCGGAGCAAGAAATTCCTCAGTATCAATTGTCGACCTCAACGGTTGGTTGCAATAACCGTCAATCCACATCGATGCACGCCAACACATATTTGTTTGTTCTGCTAGTTGCGCATCAGGGTCCGAATCGAAATCAGGGATTGTGCTCCAGGAGATTCCAGTTGGAGCATTGATGAGAATCTCTGGAGTTACGTAAGGTGTGGCGATAAACCTATCCCTGTGCTCACTTGCTTCTTTCGCGTCTTCTCATCTCGTAAGCACCGTGGACAACGCCACTCTGCTTCTTCAGTCGACCATTTCAAATGCTTTTCACAACATGCAGCGTTGCAGGAACCGCAGTATCCTGTAACAAATCTGCCCGGCTTGGAACAAGCCGTGCACTTCTTACCCGGCTGCCCCACCTTGCGCGCCCTTGCCCCTAGCCGGACGTCCTGGTGAACGAACTGCCGCAGCAGCTTCGCGTGCTCGTGCTACAACTTCTTCTCGCGTGTACTGATTCATCTCGCGTTCCGCGTTTTCAGCATCGAGTCTTTCATCGTACGTGAGAGGAATTTGCCGTGGGTCACCGACCCAACCCATCTCGCGAAGTTTGGGTTCACAAACCGCGCAATCGACCTTCATGTGAGCTTCGTTCTTCGCCCTGACATGCGAATGGCCAGCGCCACCAACTGTCACTTCGTTTACGTCACTCTGTCCGTATACCGTCATTGTGTCTCCGTTGTCATTTTTCCGCCGCATTTAGGGCAGACCTTTTGCCATGACCAGCCAGTAAAAGGACATTTGGTGCAAATTGCGGTCCCTTCTTTAATGTGGCTGAAGCCAAGCGTTTGGCGAGTGATGACTCCTGCCGTCGCTAGAGACGACTTCATCGCTGCTCGTTCCTCTGCAGGACTGTCCAATACGACAGTACCGCTTCTCGTCGCGTCCAACTTTTTGCCGTTAGGAAGTTCGACTCCCATGCAACCCGGTGGGACAGTGATGGAACTCATAGTGCAATTATACAAAGGAAATGGCGCTGACTTTCGTCAGCGCCATTCCATTGTTTCCTAGGGGGTACTAGGAGTTCGTCCCCGTGGTACCAGCAACAGTCTGCTGAAGACCCTGAAGAACGCCGTTGTACTGCGGGGCGTAGTTGACGAGCGCTCCGTACATGTAGATGCTGTAACGGAACGACGCGTCAATCACCGGCCAGTTGATGGACAGGTAGTCCTGAACCATCACGTTCTCCCAGACGTTGGTCACATTCGACCAAGACATCGGGAGCGTGTAGGAGTTCAGGAACGCCGTGCCCTGAGTCAACCAGGGGTGAACGACGATGCGGACGATGCTGCGGGTGATGGGGTTCTGAATCTCAGAAACTGCGCCACCGGTCGTGATGCTACCGATGTCATTCTGAGTCAGGAACAAGCGGTAGTTCGTTGCTCCACCGGCTGCGATGACTTCCTCAGCCAGACGTGAGCTGTCCGAACCTTCCACGACCAATTCCGCTGGGTCCGCACGGAATCCACCAGTCGTCGACGAGTTACCAGTTCCCTTACCGTTCCACATCGCAGACAACGCGTTGAAGAGAACAGTGTGAGAAAGGGTCGCGCCAACGGACTTGTTGATGTACGAACCAGTGAAACCGGTTGGGTAAACGCTTGCGCCACCAGCCTTACCACCTGCGTGACCGTCAACAATCGAGAGCCAGCCCTCGTAGTCGTTGGCCGAAGAGGTGCCCGTGTCAGCAACGGGAGGGTTGGTTCCAGAAGTCGGAACTGCACCCTGAAGCGTAAACGTCGTGGCACCGACACCGGCGGCCATCAGCCAGAAGGCCGTGTTCGCGGGCTGCACTGAAGCAGCTTGACCGATGTAGATGTTGTAGTTGTACGCGCCGTTGACTGGAGCAATGGTAACGTCAACGACGTCACCATTGGCAGAGGCGACCAACGCAGCCGTACCGGTCACCGTGGTCTCACCAAAGTAGTTGAGAGCGGTGACAAGAACGAACAGGTCATTCGAACCGAGGCCGGAAAGCGCGACCTCACCCGAAGTTGCAGTTCGCTTGGCAAGCGTCGGTGTGGCAGGCGCCGTCAAAGCGGCGCTCGTACCCGACAGCAAGGTGTACTCCTCGCCGAGCATGAACTCCTGCAGCAACACCAAGTTGGCGAGTGCAGAGATGTCCTCGAAGCCCTGACCGGCAAACTGCGCGAGCCAAGACAGCGACTCACTCAGACCGAAGAACTTGTAAGGAATGTTCATGTCGACGGCTTGCTGAGCGCCAGCAGCCGGAAGGTTCAGCGGCCAGTTGCCGTTGATGCTTTGACCGTTCGGAATCTCAGAAATCGAGATACGTTGGGTCGCAACACCAGTCTGCGAACCGGAAACGCCGGTGACCAGCTTCGCACGGTGCGAAGTACCCTGACCAGCGACACGCGGAACCTTGTTGCGGAGAGGCGAGTACACCGGGTAGATGAGTCGCGACGGCGCAACGAGGTCGAACGGAACAAAGCCGGACGACAACGGACTCGACAACGTGATGTTCTTTCCAAGTTCGGAAGACAGCAAGGAGTTGAGTTCGCCGACGAGGGCGCTGTAGCCGGGGTTGGCACCTTCAGTGAGGAAAAGACCAAACTGAGAAGTGAACGCCGGGTTGATGCTCTTGCGGACCGATTCCGGGTTCGTGTACGACTTCTTGATAGAAGCGCGCAGCGAACGTTCAGCCTCGAAAGAACGCTTGAAGATTTCGCCATCGTCACGTAGTGGCTCATTGCCACCAATCTTGGCAAAACCAGCGCCCTTTACAAGGTCCGGCATACGGCCCGAAATCATGTCAGATGCGCCGGAGTACCGACCTGCATCTTCAATGGTCTCGTTGATAGTTGTTTCCAGAAACCTCCTGAGTTTCTTGTAGGGTCTAGCCGCTTACTGATGCAGGCGCGAGCGCCGCACGTTCGAGCAACTTGGACAGTTCGTTTTCAGCACGCAGACGAAGTTCTGCATTGCCTGACTTCTTGAGTTCCGTGAGGTACTCGATTTGGTCCTTGACGTCTGCATTCGCGACCTCGCGGAGTCTATCCGCCTCTGTGGCCACGGCTTGCTTTTCAATTGCTCGCTCGAATCCAACGCCACCCCTCATTGGGGCCTTGGCAGGGTCCGGTTCGCTACCGATTTTCTTGATGTCCGCCTGGACTTCACCGACAACCTTGTCGATGTCCTGGAACTTGTCACCAAGGTGCTTGACAACGATTCCTTCAATGATTGCATTGAGAGCATCGGTGTCGAGAAGAATTTCGCCTTCAGTCGTCGTGACGGCCTTGAGAACTGAAGGGTCTGGAGTGGCTTCGATGACATCATCGTCATCCTTGTCGTTCTCGAGTTCAGCGAGAAGCGCACGAGCCTTTTCAATCTTCCTGGCTCGCTTTTCAGCCTTCTTTTCCTTCTTCTCAGCCTTCGACAGTTCCGGCGTTGCGGCCGCGGCAACCGAGCGAATGCTTCCGTCAGTGTTCAGACTTTCGACTCCACCGCCAGAAAATCCAGCTCCCTGGTCGAGCGAGCAAATCGTCGGATACGCTGAAGCGATGTGGTCGTGAAGAGCAGTCGTCGCGTTGAGGACTGTGTCCGCTGTTGCAGCAGCGATTTGCTGTTGCGCAGTCTTCGTCGAGGACGGGTGACTTCCGCCATTCTCTGGCGAAGGAGATTCGCGACCGTCCGTAATCGGACCGCTCGTGAAGTCATCAGCATCGATGTCGCTGTTCGCGGCAGGAATTCGAGGCGAACCAGACGGCATCGCAGGAACTCGACCTGCGGAGAGATATGAACGCGTGAACTGTCCAGGTGTGATGCTGCCGGGAGTCGGATGCGCCGTCGGATACTCATCCGAGAATGCTTTGTTCACTGTCGCGTGCGCGTCAGCGATTTCCGAATCACCAACCGTGGTGAGCATCTGCGCAGCGCCGACAGCGCCAGCGAGTTCAGCCAACTGATGCGGGTCGCTCGAGTCGGCCAGCGTACTGAGCAACGTACGAATGACTGCCGGCTCGAGAAGTGCCTTGTAACCCATCTTCTCCACCGATGGGTGACTCGCAGCAATGACGGTGGGAGAATAGGCGTCACAAAGGACGTCGTGTGCCCGACGAAGCGCATACGCCACGCCGTCAACGGTCTTCTTGACGTCGTCATCAGAATCATCGTCGTCGTCTGAATCATCAGAATCGTCATCGCTGTCGTCGTCAGAATCGTCAGAATCGTCAGAATCATCAGAGTCGTCTGAATCATCCGAATCGTCGTCCGAATCATCAGAGTCATCCTTTTTCTTCTCGACTTCAGAACCGTCATCAGACTTTTCGACATCAGATTCAACAACTGCGCACTTCATGCACTTTGAACCGTCAGGCATGGTACCGCTTCCGCCACAGTCGGCGCAAGGAGCGGCCTTAGTCGCTTCAGGTTCGACAGTTTTGTTGACGCAATCGGGGCAATCCATGTTGCCGTCCTTGATCTTGCCACTGCCTCCGCAGGTTTTGCAGTCCGGGTCTCCAGCCTTTGTAACTTCTGCAGCGGTTCCACTGATTCTCTTGGCCATAAGCCCCTTCTCGTCTGTTTGGTACTGCACAATTGAACCGATTGCCGTCAACGTCTTTGCTATCTTATTTATCTCAGACTTCTTGCGTTTGATGATACTGAACGCAGAAACTGGATTCGCTGGAAAGTCCACAATTGAGACTTCCGAGAAGATGCCGTCGATGACTCGGCCGTTCTTTGCGATTTTGTCTCGAATGATTCGAGGTCGTGAAACGCCGACACTGAAAGCTTTGTACACACCAGTCTTGGTGAGGTGAACAGCACCGGGCTCAATGATGTGAGCCTCAAGGTAGACACCGTCAGGACGAGTGGCATCGATGAGAAGACCATTGCCAGCAGGCGGCAAGTCTGTCGAGTGCATTTGGCGAACGTTCTTCCAAGTGTTCTGCCAGAGAGTGAGACCCTTTTTCGAGAAGTCCAAGTCGATGATTTGGTCGTCGAGGTCAAGGTTGTCGCTGGTGCAAAGTCCACCAACGATGACAGTGCCATCGGACTGGACTTCCATTTTTGTGATGGGCACACCGAAGTAAACTTCTTCGGCGCCGGCTTCGACCGGTACATCAACTATATGAGCCAGAAATCTCCATGTCCGGGTACCTTAAGCATTGTGTACTTAGAAACTCATATTACTACATGGAACATTTCTTTTTTGCTACTCAGTGAAGAGCGACGTTATTCTCTTGCTAAGGCAATACGAACTTTTTCTGCAATGTCGGCAGGGACAGTCTCAATGAACTCCCATTGACCGTGAATAAGTGCTTGATTCATACTCCACTCCCTAGAAAGTGAATCATCTTCACTGTCATACACTTCACTGACGTTACTGTTGAGAGGGCCGATGCGAATGAGCCACCGTGTGTCGCCTTCCTTAGCAACTACTTGGTAGTCGAGTGCGTCCATATTTATTACTATATCACTTTTTAGCAATAAACGACCGAAGCATCTTCTTCGTAGGTGGAAGAAAATCATCAGGTTTGATACCCATCTGTTTCAGTGTAAGCGCTGGAGCATCGATGTTAAACGGAATGCCATTCGCCTCAAGTTTCTTAAGAAGTCCAGGGGGTGGTTGTCGACCTGTAAAGTCAACTCGAGCGATGTCACCGATTGTCGGATGTTGATACATCTGCAACTCAAGATATGAGCCATTAACACCAGTTTCGCTAAATTCCGTGCCTTGAAAGAAACCCATGCCACCGACTCGAGGGTCACCATCTGCAGCAGGTTTGGCAGGTATTGCCGTCGACCACCAGTCGTCGAGCGAATCTCCGTTTGTGACTGTCGCATTGCTGAGAATATCTGACTTCAACGTGACACGTGCATCACCATAATATGCAGTTGCAGACCCGTTCTGCTGCGTAAGAGCCGAAAACAAGTCGGCATTGATTTTGCCATCTGCACCAGCGAGAGGATATGAAGCAAGTTTCGTCATATTTTCTTGCTGTGTGTATCCGAAGCGACTAAGACCGCCAGTGCTTCCGTGATAGCCATATCGTGTATTGTCTCTGGCTTCAGTGAGTTCTTTTGCGTAGTCATCATTCGTTCGCATGTAGTACGACGTGACTTTATGCCCATTCTCACGATAGGCGCCATCAATAATCCGATAATTCCCCGGATTCTTGATCGCGTCATCCAGTCTCGCGTTTGCGGCAATTTCGTAGTCTTTTTGCGAGTCCTTTGCGTACGGACTACCGATGATTCCAGCGAGCAAGTTACGCTGTTCTTCTGAACTCATTGCTCGAATATTAGTTGGAGTGTACGCATCAGTCTCTGTCTTGCTTGCCATGAAACCGTAAACAGGTCGTTGAGACGGATCAGCATCCTTTGGAACCGACATTGAGAAGTCTTCGCGTTGCGCACGGTAGTCGGTGTAACTCGCGACAGACATTTCATTTGCACTCGTCGGAGCACCGGTTTTACCAGTCTCCCCAGCGGCTTTAAATGCACCGTCAGTGAGTACTTTGTTGAGTCCAGATGATGAAATGCGAATTGTTGGCTCAGAATTCTGCATCTCTTTCGTCAGTCCATCGACAAACTTTTGCGACTGCGCTGAACCGATGGTCATGCGATCATCTGTGAACGCGAGACTTGCGCCCATTCCTTTCCCTGGATGTTGATTCATTTCATCCCGTGAAGCAGTTAATTTAAATGGGATAATGCCATTTGGATAGTCAGAAGCAACAAGTCCGCCGCGAGTTACTGCTTGCCCAATGAGAAGTCGCTTTTCCCATGCTTCTTCAACTGCCAAGTTGTACGGACTGCGACTGTCGTATCCACCACGTGCTTTGATCTGCTCGTCCGTCAATCCAACAGCTTTCAAGTAGTCATCAGGCCAATTCTTTGCAAACAGTTCCTGTTCCTTGCCGGCATTTGCCCGCATTTCTGGCGTAATTTGACCGCCGCCTCGAACAGTATCTCGCAAGTCAGTCCACTCTTTCGTAGACATTGTGCTACCGGTCTTCTCATTGTACACGCCGCGAGTTATGAGTCTGTCCTCATATTTTGCTTTTGCTTCTTGTTCGAAATCGGCATTGATGCGTTTGATTCGTGCGTCATATTCGCGTGTTTCAGCATACGATAAAGCCGCATAGCCTGGATTCTCTCCATATCGCGGTTGCTTTAGACCGGGATGCCAACCCTCGCGTGCTTCGATTTCTGGCACAATTGTTCGAAAGTCTGTCCCTTGACTTCCGATGTGGTCTCCGCCGTCACCACTTGTCCAACGACCGTGATAATCTCGTTCTTCGTCATCGTCATACTTGAGAAGTTTCTTCGGAGCATGCAGTTCTTCTGGTTGCTCAGCCAATTCCGAGTCGGGGTCAAAGTCGTCAGGAAACCACTCACCTCGAGAGTTCCGTTCCTCATCTTCAGAGTATTTGACAACTCGAGGTGTCCATCCGAATCGAATGATATTAGGCAACCAGACATCAGAGCGGAGTTGAATTGCTTCCACTACTGAATCTCCAGGATAACCTCATTGTCTGTGATGTCAGTGACGAGCATCTCTTGACCTGGTGTGAATTCGTTTGACAAAGCGTTCTTGACTACAGCGACTACCGTTGCATTGGGTCGCGTTGTCGAGAAGACAATGACATCGTCATCGTAAACCAAATCACCAATTTGAAGTGTCGTGAGCATCGACGGGTCGAGTGCTTTGTACAACTTCTGTGCATCTTCATGCTGCATAGCAACGGCATACTGACCCAGATGGTCATTTCCGGCCCCAACGTACGCTGCCGCAGTATGAATACCCATCTCTCGAAGAGCATTGACCCTGTGGTTACCGTCGACTACCTCATTGCCTTGGAGGGTCTTCACAATCACGAGTGGTTTGATTCCACCGCCGTTGCCAATCTTGTCCTTGATGGCAGCGACTTTCTCGTCATTCGTTTCGAGTGTTGGCCGCGCGAGAACAAGGCTACTCACGTCGACTTCAGGATCGTACGTCCATGTTGCATCCTTCACCCAAGCAATCGAATCTTTCGTGTATTGTTTGGCGAGGTAGCCGTAGACCAAGTCCTCAATGTCAGATGCCTTCAGAAGACTTGGCACTTCAGCCGCTGCCAGGTTACCACCAGGCGCGAATCGCGTACCCGGAGTGCCGAACTGAGCATCACGAGCGGCCATACGGTCCGCGGCGCCTGGACTGATGTCAGCGACAGAAGCGATGTCGGCATTGCGAGCATCAATTGACCGCTGGTCATCTGACGCTTCTTGCGCTTGTCGTTCTGGGTAGAACTGGTTAGAGATGTCACTGAACGGATTGTCTGCAGTGATTGTCCCTGCAGCATCGCCATACTCGAGAGTGCAACGACAATTCGCTGCTCCATCGCAGAATTCTCCGAATCCACCATCTCCGGGCCAGCAAGGTAGACTGTCCAGTGTGTAGACTTGACCGTCGCGGTCTGCGCAAAGTTCACACGGGTCTTCGTTGTTGACGTGCCAAGTGATTCCGTATGCTGGCGGAACAGTTCCGTCATCTGTCGGAGGAACGTCGCTGCTGTTGCCAAGTTGTCCAGCGCCAATCGCGTCGTCAACCAGCATCCCGCCTGCGACTAGCGCAGCGAGAGCAGACAGCGCGAACATCCCATTACCGCTGTCATTGGGCGTCGCATCAGCAGAGTACAAGTCGTTAAGAGCGCCGTAGTCTCCCATATCACTCGGGTCATACGGGCCGACATTCGGATTCGGACCACGAAGTGGACTGGAAAGTACCGTCAATCCGTATCCCTGCTCGTAAGCTGGGACGAGAGAACTCGCGTAGAGATTGATGCGGTTGTTCAACTGCGCTTGAGTCGTTCCACCCTTGATGTCTTGAGCAAGACCAGTCAAGTACCCTCGCTGCTTCTCAGCCCGTTGCTCAGCGAGGAATCGGAAGTCATTCGGTCCGATGGGATTGATGCCGTTGTACGAAGTAACAGCGTCTTGCGCCGCAGCGTTGAATGCAGCGTGGTATCCCTGCTGCAGAACTTGAGTACCACCGTCAATGAATCCAAGCATCCCAACGTCAGGATTGTCGATTTGAGCCGCAAGGTCAGCAAGTCCGGTAGAGACATTCGAAGCGATACCCTCAATCGTGTCAGCCCGACGTTGAACTCGCTGTTCGCTCTTGACGAGGACACGACCAGCAGAAATCGCCTTCTCAACACTTGCCGTCATGTTGTAGACAATGCGAACTTTTTCGACCACATCTTCAGAGAGGAACATCGAGTTCCAATTGTCAATCGGCCTCCGCTTCTTTAGCGCACGTCGCAGACCATCAAGTTCATTCAGCGAAGCGATTTCAAGAGCTTTCGACTGCTTCCTAGGCTTTTTCTTGCTTCCAGCAGTGAGCGGTGTACTTGAACCCGCAGCGGGCGCGGAGACCGAAGGTGCCTTCGCGCCACTTGCTGCTGGCCGTCCACCCGCACCTGGCGTTCCTGCTGAGGCGGGGGAGGATGCTGGGCCGATGACCGTCGGAGCAGAATTGGCGCCTGACGGAAGTTGCGCAGGAAGTGGAGTACTCGCGGTTGAAGGAGTTCCGCCGTTCGCTGCAGCGTCCGCAACTGGAGCACCGAGTTGAGCGTCCGCGGCAGCTGGAGCAATGAGACCGAGACTCGTGAGTCCAGTCGCTGTGGCAAAGACCGGATCACTTGTGAGTGGAAGTCCCCATGGCGGCATTCCGAGCTGCGCTCGAGCTTCATCAATTGAAAGAACACCAGTTCCAATGAGGATCTCCATGTTGCTAGCTTGCGTTTCTTCATCGGCTGTCTCTTCCAAACCGACCCAAACCCATTGCATGTCATCTTGTCCACAAATGTCTTGAAGAATATGATTGAAAATCGCATTTTCAAGCCATTGAAGCATCGGTTTCAACGACGTTCGTCGGTTGATGTCAGAACTTTCTTTCGCCATTGCGCCAGCTGCACTCGATGCTTCCGATGCAGATTTGCCGCCGCCAGACATTCCAATTTCACCCGGCATCACGTTGTACGCCATTGCAACCATCTGTACGACCGTGTAGTCAAATTCATCAGTAAGAGAAAGCGGCTTTTGTGGTTTTGTGTCAGAACCACGAGGAAGAACGATAATCTTATGCTTCCAGGCTTGGTCACCAGCAATAGCGTTCAAAGTGTCTTGCAACTGACGAATCTGTTGCGGAGTACTGATGTCATCACCCGGGATGACGAATTGGCCAGGGATTGAACCTTCGCTGAAGAAGTCCAACTGGAATTGCTGGCGCCGAAGACCAGTCATCACTGGAACGATTGCGCGTTCAATGCCAGGAAATCCGTACGGAGTCCACGTCCGTCGAGTGTATGGAAGATAGAGAATCTGGTCGGCGTCATATTCCTCTACTGGGTCATCCATCTGGTCGATGTCTGACTCCAGGATGATGTCCATGAGGTCCACTCGCGGAATGCCGTAGAGATATTGCTGATACGCGACTTGCGGCGGCCGAGGAGTGCCGCCGCGGATGTCGAGCATCGGACGAATCGTCGTACCGTCAAGTACTTCAATCGCTGCCAGGTTCGAACCGAATAGACCCTTGTTACGGAGACGTGGCGGATGCAAGTAGAGCGTCAGTGCATCGACAACGAAAACGTCTTCAAGAAGCGCCGACATCCAGCCAGAGAAGTCGTGGTAGTTTGGGTCAGGTCGCTTGAAGAACTGAAGCGCTTCGTCTCGACGGTCCTGGAAGTCTTGATGCTTGTCTGGGTCATCTCGCATGTCTCTCGATGCACCGTCCGTTGGGATGATGTCCCAGTCAAGACCGAGAATCTCTTCCTTGCGGACTTGGATGCAAGCGCGAACCACAGAGTACATGTCCGCATACGCGCGAAGGTTCGCGAACGAGACGAGCTTGAGACCTTCACTACCTGGTTGACCAGTCGGCATATTCCAGGCGATGGGATACTGCATCCGCCTTGGTTCAGGGCGGTCTGCTCCGTCTTGCGGAGCATCAATGCCCATTGGCACTGGAGGCGCCAATGGACCGAATGCTCCAGATGCGAAGACATCCCATGCGCGTGGAAGTGCTTTGCCGTAGGAAATTCCGAAGTTCCACTCGTTGTACTGTTGCATCACACTTCCAGCACCGTAGTTCATTGGCGCTGGGCCGTTTGCTCCTACGCCGCCGCTTTGCGCAGCAGCACG